CTATTATTTTTTATCCGTATGTAGATTCTGATCTTGTTGGTGGTGAGCTCCACACAGATATTGGTATAAAAATATCTCCAAAGACGAATAGAATTATTATTATGTCTCCTGGTGTGATGCATGTTGTGAATGATTATAAAGGTGAGAGATTTTCTCTTTTAGTTAATCCTTGGGAAAGAAACGTGGTGGTTTAATATGTGGGATATGCGATTTATTCAACTCTGTGAAACAGTAGCATCGTGGTCTAAGGACCCTTCTCGTAAAATTGGTAGCTGCATAGTTGATTCTCGTAAAAGAGTGATTAGCGTTGGTTATAACGGGTTTCCAACCGGTGTCAAAGACTACTCATATCGTTACTCAAATAGAGAGACCAAGTTGTTATATGTCTGTCATGCAGAACGAAACGCACTAGACAACAGTCCCGGTAGCGTAGATGGTGCTACTTTATACTGTACTTTGTTTCCCTGTAACGAATGTACCAAGTCTATTATTCAACGCGGTATTAAAAGGGTAGTAACCTTAAAGCCAAATAATCCTAGAGACTCGTTGTTTAATTTTGATACATCACGTATAATGCTATCAGAGGCTAACGTTGAAGTCTCGGAATATTTTTATGATGATTATGAAAGGTGGAAAAATGGAATACACGAAGGAATCTATCCGCTCGCAGCTGCAACAGACTGTAATGAAGGTTGAGTTTACAAAAACAGACGGAAACGTACGTGAGATGATTTGTACACTGCAAGAGAGCTTCTCATGGCCGTATGAGAAGAAAACAGATAAAGTAAAACCAGAAAATAATGATGTGATTGCTGTTTGGGATATAGAAAAACAATCTTGGCGTTCATTTCGTATTGATAGTATTCTCAGTGCAGTAATTGTAGAGGATCCTCAAAATGTTTAGTCCTCATCGTGGTTCTCAAGGTCCTTCTATTCGGGAAACTGGTATCAACCACTTTAAACTAATTAAGTTTCTGCAAGATGCACAAAAGAAATGTGCTGATGTTGGTGAGGAAGACTCAGCATTCAGGTTTGAGATGATGGTAGATTATTTTACCAAAGATTACGAACCTGGTAAGCCATTGAAATTCTCCCCGACGATCTTAGGGTTTTAAAATGATAAATAATTTCAAATGGAATATAAAGGAATTTGATGACTGATAGAAAAAAGTAGTCAAATAAGCAAAAGACACACGGTCGAGAGACTTGTGTCTTTTTTTGTTTCTAACTATAACAACAAGGGTAGTCCATGAGAAAACAGGCTAGAGTGTCCCAAGCATCCGTTCACCCATTCCCAGATCAATCTAACAGAAGGAAGCTGAAATTAAAATACGAAGACTTACAATTATTTGACCCTCTAACTAGAAACCAAAGAAAGTTTTACGAATTATATGATGAAGGACATCAAGCATTAATGCTGCACGGAGCAGCAGGTACAGGAAAAACATTTATCTCGGTCTATAAAGCACTAGAAGATATGATGAATAACCGTAGCAATTTTGAAAAGGTTGTTATTGTTCGCTCAGTAGTACCGTCTAGAGAGATTGGACACCTACCTGGAGACGAGAAAGAAAAGACAGACGTTTATCTCGCACCCTATAAAGCAATATGCAAAGACCTGTTTAATACTGATCAGGCGTATGAAAGACTAGTTGAACAAAAGAATATCGAATTCTTGATCACATCTTTTGTTCGCGGCATTACAATTGACAAAGCAATTATTATTGTTGATGAATGTCAGAACATGAACTTCCAAGAACTGAGCTCAATCATTACCAGAGTAGGTGAGGGTTCTAGAATTCTGTTCTGTGGCGACTTCAAGCAAACAGACCTTAATAAAAAGCATGATCAATCTGGACTAAAGGACTTTGTACAGATCATTAACAGAATGCCATCATTCAGAAACATTGAATTTGATGTTGAAGATATTGTCAGAAGTAATCTAGTTAAAGAATTTATTGTTGCAAATTTACACTTTGAATCAATAAAAAGTTGACTACCTTTAGTGGATGATGTATAAATAGAAGTGTGCCGCCGTTAGGGGCACACTTTCTTAACCTTGCTTAATAGGAGGTCTTAAATGACTGATGCACTACACGCACTGGCAAACACATTTGCCTTTGGCCCTGGTTTCAAACTTGGAACTAAGGATATGGATAAGTTCTTTGTTGGTTTTGACGAACCATTCAATAGACTTGCAAAACTTCATGATGAAGTTGCCAAAAATATTCCCAACTATCCCCCTTACAATATCAAAAAAGTAGAAGACAATAAGTACGTTGTTGAGCTAGCTGTTGCTGGTTTTGCAAAGACTGATGTCGAAATTACTTTTGATGATGGTAAGTTGATGGTTGCTGGTAAGGCAACTGATGACAATGAAAACGAAAACTTCCTTTTCAAAGGAATTGCAAACCGTGCCTTCAATCGCACATTTGTTCTTAACGACCAAGTTGAGATTCAGAATGCTGAGATGATGAACGGAATGCTAAAGATCTTCTTGGAGAGAATCATTCCAGATCACAAAAAACCAAAGAAAATTGAGATCAATGAGAAGCCCGCAAAAGGCAAATCAAAAGATACCAAACCTATGGGTGAGTTGTTAATGGAACAAGATCCCAACTTGATCTAAGAAGTACGCCGGCCGCAATGGCCGGCTTTTTAATTTAAGGATTATAATGAACCTCTATATTGTTAGATTGATTACTGGTGAAGATTTAATTGGTGATCTCGATGTGATTAAAACTCTGAACCACGAACACAAAAAATACAAACTGACCAACGTTGGCATCGTCCAACTGGTTCCAACAAAAGATGGTGTTGGTGTTTCGTTGTATCCATATGCTCCGTATGCTGAGGATAATGAATTTGTATTCAAAGAAGAGCATGTAATGACGACATACAAACCTTCAGTAGATCTTCAAAATAACTACAGCCGAATGTTCGGTTCAGGTATCCAAATTGCATCATCAATTAGGTAGCAGTTGAATCTTTAATTGATCTGCTGTATAATTGCTTTCTTTACTGAGAAAGAAGTATGAAGTTTTACACGAACGTATTTGTTTACGGCGACAGTGTCTATGCAAGAGGATATGAGAACGGTAAGCGTTTTGAGTATCGTGATACCTACCGCCCCTATTTATTTGTAAATTCTAACAACAATTCCAACTACCAAACATTGACAGGTCGCACTGTCGATAAGATTGATTTTGAAAGTGTTAAGAGTGCAAGAGAGTTTCTAAAGAAATACGAAGATGTTGCTGGGTTTGACATCTACGGATCTACTCTCTACACATATCAAGCAATCCACGGAATGTTCAAGGGTGAGATCAACTACGATGTTGATTCAATTAATGTTGTATCACTTGACATTGAAACATCGACACTCAATGGTTTTCCCAGTATGGAATATGCCGACAAAGAAGTAATCACCCTTTCAATTCGTAAGAAGGGTAAGGTAGTTGTTCTTGGTATGCGACCGTACAAAGCAAAGAGTGAAGATGTTACCTACATCCAGTGCAGGAACGAGATTGATCTTCTGGAGAAGTTCTTGGAAGTATGGAACTCCAATAAGTGGAAGCCAGATGTTGTTACTGGTTGGAACGTAGAGTATTTTGACATTCCGTATCTTTACAAACGAATTACCAATGTACTTGGTGCTAAACAGGCAAGTAAATTATCACCGTGGAACATTGTGAAGGAACGCCAGATTGGTAAAGATCCAACAGCACCTAAAGTATATGACCTGTACGGTATTGCTGTTCTTGACTACTTGGCTCTTTATAAGAAGTTCTCCTATACACCACAAGAATCATATAAGCTAGATCACATTGCTGAGTATGAGCTTGGTGAAAAGAAGCTAGACTATTCTGAATACGAGTCGATGCATGAGTTCTATATGCAGAACTTTGAAAAGTTTGTTGACTACAACATCCACGACGTTGTGTTGGTTGATAAGTTAGAAGAGAAGCTGAAGTTCATTGAGCAGGTGTTTGCTATTGCATATGATGCGAAGGTCAACTATGTTGATACATTCACGACTGTTCGCATTTGGGATATCATTATTACAAACTACTTGATGGATCGTGGTATTGTTGTTGATAATGTTGAACGTAGCGTACTCGATGATAGACAGGAGGTTGATAGAGAGATGGGCCCAATTATTGGAGCCTATGTCAAAGATCCTCAAGTTGGATTACATAACTGGGTTTGCTCATTTGACTTGAATAGTCTCTATCCACATTTGATTATGCAATACAACATTAGCCCAGATACTTACATTGGTGTTGTAGATGAAGTAACGATTGAAAGATGTCTAAACAAACAGGTCGGTGATGAGTTTGAAAAGCTTCTAAAAGATCAGAACATGACAATGTGTCCTAACGGTGCTTTGTTTAGTAAGAACAATGTTGGATTCCTTCCTACGTTGATGGAGAATATGTACAACGATCGTACCGTTTGGAAGAAGCGTATGATCGAAGCAAAGAAACAATACGAACAAACTCCTACTCGTGAACTTGCAAACGAGATTGCTAGATGCAACAACATGCAGATGGCCAAGAAGATTCAGCTTAACAGTGCTTATGGTGCTTTGGGTAATGTTTACTTTAGATGGTACCAACGTAACCTTGCTGAAGGTATTACAATGTCTGGCCAGCTATCAATTCGTTGGATGGAGAAGCACATTAACCAATACTTGAATAAGTTGTTCAAGACTGAGGACGAAGACTATGTGATTGCTTGTGATACAGACTCGATGTACATTCGCATGGAAAGACTGGTCAAGGGTGTGTTCGGAGACGAACAACAAGACACTCAGAAGATTGTCAAGTTCCTCGATGATGTATGTGAGAAGAAGATCCAACCATTCATCGATAAGACGTTTGATGAGCTTGGTGACTACATGCAGGTGATGAAGCAGAAGATGGTGATGAAGCGTGAAGCAATTGCTAATAAAGGTATATGGACTGGCAAGAAGCATTACATTCTGAACGTATACAATAACGAAGGTGTTCAGTACAACGAGCCTAAGTTGAAGATGCAAGGGATCGAGGCTGTCCGGTCTTCTACTCCTGCTGCTTGTAGAAAGAACATTAAGAAGGCTCTCGAAGTGATTATGAACGAAGATGAGAAAGCTGCTATCAAGTTCATCACAGATTTTAAGATGGAGTTCATGACCTTGCCATTTGAAGAGATTGCATTTCCGAGAAGTGTGAGAGATTTAAAGAAGTACCAAGATGCATCCTCGATATACAGAAAGTCTACACCAATTCACGTCAAGGGTTCTTTGATATACAATGCACTGCTAAGAGAGCACAAGCTAGATACAAAGTATCCAATCATACGTGACGGGGACAAGATTAAGTTTGCATATCTCCGTACACCGAACCCAGCTCGTGACTCTGTGATATCTTCACCTGGGGAATTACCAAAGGTGCTGAATATTCATCCGTATGTTGACTACGAAACTCAGTTTGATAAATCATTCTTGGAACCAATCAAGTCGATTCTCGATGCTGTTGGTTGGCAGATCAAAGACCGTAGACAAACACTAGAACAATTCTTCGAATAGGAAAAGAGATGGGAAAGATTAATATTTCACTCGATGATACTGAGAATGACTTTGGATTCTCTGCTGTTAGCGAGGACGAGCTCAAGTCAATGGAACGTCAATTGCAACAACAGGTCATTCAAACTGAAAAACAATTGACGTTGACTTCTAAAGAGTACAAAGATAGAATGGAAGCTCTTTATAAACTAATTATGCCTTTATTGATAAACCTTCAGAAAGATCCTGATAAAGAGTACATACTATGGCCTGATAGGTCAAAGAAGATGACAGCGTTTATTGATAAGGTAAACAAAATTGTAGAAAATGATTAACTATCTTGCCTTGTTGGTTGCGATTGGCTTATCAGCTATCGCAGCTTACTTCTCTGTTATAGGCCTTACAACTATATTTGCAGCATCATTCTGGCCTGTTGTCATTATGGGTGGAACACTTGAAGTGGCAAAGGTAGTTGCTGCATCGTGGACATATCGTAATTGGGATATTGCACCGTTCTCAATTAAAACATATTTGATTGCATCGATACTTGCTTTGATGTTCATTACATCGATGGGAACGTTTGGTTACTTGTCAAAAGCTCACATAGACCAGACAACGAGTTCGGGTGATGTTATAGCTCAGCTAGTAATATATGATGAAAAGATTAAAGTAGCAAAGGAGAACATAGATGCGAACCGCAAAGCACTTAAACAATACGATGAGGCTGTGGACCAGATCATGGGCCGCAGTGATACAGAAAAAGGTGCGGAAAAAGCAGTGGTGGTTCGGCGCTCACAACAAAAAGACCGTGCTCGCCTACAAGAGGAAATCCAAACCTACCAGAAAACAATTAGTAAACTTAATGAAGATCGTGCACCACTCGCAGTACAAGTCAGAAAAGTAGAAGCAGAAGTTGGACCACTTAAGTTCATTGCAGAGTTATTTTACGACAAAGTCGACTCTCAATTTCTGGATAAGACAGTCCGTTGGGTAATCATTCTTATTGTTATTGTATTTGATCCACTTGCAATCATTTTATTGATTGCTGCTAATATTGGACTTAGTAAGATAAAGATTGAAG